GCCAAACTGGACTGTGACAAAGAACAAAGGGTGGCGTCCCAATTTGGGTTGCGCTCCATCCCCACGGTTTACCTGTTCCAGAACGGCCAGCCTGTTGACGGTTTCCAGGGACCACAGCCGGAAGACGCCGTGCGCGCACTGCTGGAAAAAGTGCTGCCGCGCGAAGAAGAGTTAAAAGCCCAGCAGGCCATGGCGCTGATGCAGGAAGGCAAACCGCTCGACGCATTACCTCTGCTAAAAGAGGCCTGGCAGCTTAGCAACAAAGACAGCGAAATCGGTTTTCTGCTGGCAGAGGTGCTGATTACCCTTAACCGCAGTGATGAGGCTGAAACGGTACTCAACGCCGTGCCGTTGCAGGATCAGGACACCCGTTATCAGAGCCTGATCGCCCAGATCGATTTACTGAAACAGGCGGCTGACACACCTGAAATTCAGCAACTGCAATCCCAACTGGAAACTGACCCGGAAAACGCCGAACTGGCGACCAAACTGTCGCTGCAACTGCATCAGGTCGGTCGTAATGAAGAAGCACTGGAACTGCTGTTCAACGTTATTAAGCGTGATCTGAACGCCGCTGACGGTCAGGCGCGTAAAATGTTGCAGGAGATTCTGGCGGCATTAGGCACGGGCGATGCGCTTGCCGCACGCTATCGCCGTCAGCTTTATTCCCTGCTTTACTGATGTAAGCAGAAAACGGGCCGAACGATTTGGCCCGTTCATCTGACAACCTGGAGGTTATATGCTCACCGTCATTCCTGTACTTATCCTGGTCGCCCTGGTCACCGTCTGGTCCGGTGTGAAAATTGTTCCACAAGGCTATCAGTGGACAGTCGAACGCTTTGGCCGTTATACCCGCACGCTTCAGCCCGGCCTGAGCCTGGTTGTCCCCTTTATGGATCGTGTCGGCCATAAGATTAATATGATGGAACGGGTGCTGGATATTCCCTCTCAGGAGATCATCTCCAAAGACAATGCCAACGTCACTATTGATGCTGTCTGTTTTGTGCAGGCTATCGATCCGGCGCGGGCAGCCTATGAAGTCAGCAATCTGGAACTGGCGATCCTTAACCTCACCATGACCAATGCATGTTTTTTTCGTACTTGAAATGCTTTTTTCAGTAAAAAACAAAAAAAACAATAACTTAAACAAAAATTTAAAGAATATTTTTTCTTTGACATAGTGTTACTGATTCCCTTGTCATTTTTAGTCAAGGATGAATTCAAGTTAACTTGTAATAGATTTTGACTTCGAAAAACATATAATCAAATCTGCAAAAAAACTTATCAATTGTTTATTTATTAACCTATGCACAGTAATGCTAAATCCTTGTTGCGACTGATCAACTCTCAAGATGAAAATTATTTGCTCCAAAGGATAGGCAGCGGAGAAATTATGTCTCTAACTTTCAGCAACTTAAAGTTCGAAAAGATCATTTTACATAACGTCTACAAGCCTAACGATGAAGGCCGTGTAGATCCTGTCACAAGTACCGTACTAACCGAGCTGGGTGAATTAGGCTCGCAAAAACTCGAAGAAAGGATTACTAAAGTTTTAGGAAATGGTTCTCATAGCCTTCAAATGGAAATTGCACTTGACGGCGATGCAAGCTGTTTCAGGAGTGTTGTAACCCTGCTTGAAGACAGTAAAGAAAACTTTATAACCAATTCGGCAACAATAGCTGAGCTACATACCCAAGCTCATACAAGTAAAAGCTGGCCCGGCGGAACCTTAGTAGTCATTTCAGGGACTGTTGGTGTTAGCAATAAGCGATGCCTCATCATCATTAAAGCAGAGCAACAGGCGGGATTTTCTGAAAAAGTTAATCAAGGGCAGGTCTTAATTGAGTATCTTGATAACCTAATCCTTACACCTCAATCACGGCTCTATAAGGTAGGCGCATTTATTGAAATCTCTCGTAGCAAGCTGCCGGTAGCAGAACGAGTCAAAGATGATTTTGAAGCCTATGTTTTTGATAACAATATAAAAGCAAATGATGATCGGAAGGCCGCACGCTACTTCTATTCTAACTTTCTTGGGTTAAGAATACCGCAGAATGGCAAACAGCGAACTCGTGATTTTTATGAGCTGACAAGCGAATTTATCAATTCGGCAGAGTTGGATGCAGAGTCACGTTTGGGGATTCAACAAGCACTTCATACCTACCTCAAAGTCGATCAAAGTGTCACTATACAAGTAAGCGAGTTTGCTACACGATACATGCCTGAAGACGCCAGAGACGACTACAGCCATTTCATGACAGCGAAGCAATTTCCTACGACCGCTATTGAAAAGGACTTAAGCATCATAAAGCGTAAACTGGTGTTCAGAAAAATGAACTTCTCATCGAAAATCAAACTCACAGGCCCAGCGGAACTTTTCGACGAATCTGTTTCCATAGTTGAAGAAACAGACGAACATACCACACTCAAGATCAAGGGTATCCTTACTGACCAGGTGTAACAATGGAACGGCATGAATTTATTGAACTTTACAAGTCTGAACGCGCTATGTACAAAGCATGGTCAAAATTTGTCATTTCAAAAATTGATGCCGAACTTCTTCAACGCCTTGAGAGACAGTCTGTTTATGATGAATACATCAAAATCAAGCCGTCAGGACGTGTTAAAACTGTAGATTCCTTAGTTTCAAAGGCTTTTCTCAGGAAGAAAGGGAAATACAAAGATCCATATCGTGAAATCACTGATAAAGCAGGTATCCGCTTCGTCGTTCTTCTTACAGACCAACTGAGATTACTCACAGAAATTGTAGAGTCACTACCCTATTGGACATTTTCCAAGGATAAGGAGTTCGATGAATGGCGTGGATCGGACGCGCGTATCTTCGACTATCAATCTGTTCACTATATTGTGTATGCAAGTAATGAACATGAATTTGATGGGCAAGTTATAAAGGAAGGTACTCCCTGTGAAGTACAGTTGAGAACCTTACTACAGCATGCATATGCAGAGCTGGCTCACGATACAATTTATAAAACAAATCTACAAGTAGATCAAAGCATTAGGCGTAATTTCGCTAAGGGCATGGCCCTAATGGAAACTACCGATGACCTCTTATGCCATGCAAAAAAGGAACTTGAAGCTGCGAGTGTTAATGTCACTAATTGGCTTAATACCTTAAACGGTCATGCATCTCGTTCTGAGATTGTTAATGTGGATAACATTGATGATCGAAATGCGATAATCTTTGTAGACAGCAATCGAGCATTACTTAGGAAGTGCACTGTTGAGGATTTTGTAAAATTCTTTGAAAATCAAGATTTTGACTTTTTAAAAGAGAGAATTAAACACCATCAAGATACAAGTGATTTCTTTGAATTCCGTCAACCAATAATTTTTCTGTCATATTTTCTTGCTTATCGCTTTCCAACAACTGTGAAAAATTATTGGCCAACAGATTTCTCTATACTTCAAAGGATTTTCAGTGACTTAGGTATCGCACCTAATTGGGCAGAAACCTAATAGTGATCCCTAAATTTTGATTAGGCCATGTCACTGCACCTCTACCAGTTTCAAACCCGTTGACCACTCACCATCAGGCCAGTTGATCGAATGATCGATTCTGATTGCACGGTAGACACCATCTTTCAGATCCCCATCAGAGCCATCAGGCATAACCGCGTTTAGTCCATCCAGCTTAACGAAGTCATGCATCTTCACATTACCGTTAAGCTGAGACTTCATCATAATTCCGTGGCGGGTCTTTGTACGAATACCATTCTTGGTAGTCACTGACTCGTCTTCAGGTGTTTCTTTAACCTTTGCTTTACCACGGTTTGAACTGCTTTTCTTAGCAATCAGCTTTACAGATTTTTGCTCAAAGTAAGCGTCAAGTTCCATGATCTGCGCTGGCGTGTATAGCCAGGCGTCAACACTGGTATCACTTCCCTTAGCGGGTTGATCATCTGAGCGAAGAATACTGATCGTACCGTTGTGAATGCTGTACTGAAGCCCACATTCCTTACAGATACGTGTAAGAGCATGATCAAGCTGACCAAATACAGATTTACCAGATGAATAAGCTGTGTCACCAAGACTATCCAGTTCCATACGGCTGACAGGGAAACCAAGTCGCTTAACGAGATCTTTGATAACCGCTGCTTTGGTAGTACCTGGTTTGTATGCTACTGACACCTTAGTCATGTTGCGGATCTTCTGGTCAGAACTACAGTTGACCACTGTCACCACATCATTTGAGCTGGGATCTTTACGTGTGTAAGCGTGAACAATACCGCCAATGAAAATGATAGGTAGGCTGTCATATTCAGTGATGATGTTACCTTCTGAGTCACGTTGCCATGACGTATCGTAACCAGCCTTGAGCATGAGTGTTGCGTTCTCCTGCATCAAAGCCTGACGAGTTGTCTTATTAAGGTTATAGAAGCGAAACTCAACATCATCACTACTGGTAGTGGTTGGACTGTTATCAACGGATACTTGCCCTTCCATCCTTATATTATTGAAGATCACAGCATCCATCTGAGACGAGTTGTGTTGTCCGGGAGTATTGCTGAACGTTGCGCTTTCAGTCCCAATTGTGACCTGATAAACACGAAGAGGTACGCCCTGTGCCATTATCTGTTACCTCGCGCAACATAGTTAAAGTTATCTTCAGTCTGTAGTAAGAGCGTGTACTCATCTTCTGTCAGGTAGACCAGAGAAAACTGCTTACCTACACCAAGCGTGTCATAGGTTGGGTAAACGTCTGTACCGTAGTTACGCTGGACAGTAACAGCACCTTGTACACCAGGAAGATCCCAAAGACCTGTGATGACCTGACCATCTACAAGTTTCTTTTCCGTCAAAATATCTACACCCGTATTATCCTTAAGCGTCATGTACCAGCGTTCTGTGCGCTCTTTGTACTTCAGTTCGATACGGAAAAGAGAGCCATCAAGCGTCACAGTTTGTGTGCTCCATGCAGAGGAAGGCACGTTGATTTCATAGCTCATTAATGTGTCCCTTCCTTCATGTTTTGATTAACGCCCTGTGAGTTAAGGCTGTTACGAACATCTGACATGACGTCTTCTGATGGGCTGAACGTGTAGATGTACTGACCGTGAGCAGCGCCCTTTTGAGCAGACTGCTGACAGGAGTTTCTTGCTGATAATGCGTTCTGGTGTTTATCGAGCCAGTCAGCAGATTGCCCAAGCAGCGCCTTACAGTTTAAAGTTGACTGCGTTTCTGTCGTAGATGCTTTACCTGCACTTTTCAGACCTTCAACCGCTTTTGTTTTTGTCTTAGCACCAGTCTTACTACCGTTTACGTTCTCAGCATGGACACCGTTCACAGTTGTCTTAGTTGCTTCCTTAACGATGTCGATCTGCACGAAGCTCATCTCCACGTTGAGACCATTGGAAATGGCCTTATCCTTTCTTGCTGAGAAGTTCGCAATAACACAGTTGTCCAGTGAGATCCCGTCCTGACACATCACGTGCACAAGGCGCTTCTGATCTCGCCAGAGTTCAACCGTAGTAACGAAATCTTCAACAGAGCCTGAATCTTGCGATAGGAAGAAGATCCCGCTGTATTGGGTCACCACGACACCAGAAATATCAATTCGCTTTGGCTGACGGCTGAAGTTATCAGCTACGTTTGCACCCGACATAACTGGTGAAGTTGTAACGTTCACCGTCGTGTTGTAGTTCATCTCAGTTGTAGATGTCATATTCAGGAAAACAGACATGTCATCCATTGGGCTGAAAAGAATCCCGTCTTTGTTCGAAAAGTTTAAGGGCTGCACCTGGTAGCCCGATAGAGTAGCCATTTACAAGCCCTTATTAGTATTGTTGAGGAATATCAAACGAATAGTTGTCTGTGTCACCCTGCCACGGGTTATTCATCGAACCAGCATCAAGGGACAGGCTGAACCCGTTACTTTGATTGAGTACACCCTGTGACATGACCTTCCCGTTGCTGTCCTGAATAGTCAGCTTGATGCTCCCATCAATCTTGTTGGGAGGGAGTTGCTGAAGCATTGGAGGCATGAAAGGCACAGATGGTGTAATGCCTGCTGAGGAAGTAGCCCCTGTCCAGTTCCCCTGAAAAGCAGGTGCATCAGCGATACCTGACTTGAACCAATCCCACATTTGAGACGGGTTATAACCGAGCAGCTTGTCTAACCAGGAAGCATCAGGTGACTCTGCTCTTTCGCTGAAGCCTTTGGTATCGCTAAAGCCCATCTTTTCACGCAGGGTGTTAGCAGTACCGATCAACTTGTCAGCGTTTGCAGCTAATTCGATCATTGCGAGGAACGGTAAGAGAGAGCCTGTGAAGAATGCTGACAAGCGACTTAAAGCACTTGTAGCAGCAACTGTAGCAGTCTCAGTAGAAGCAACTGTAGCGGCTGTACCTGAGAACAGGCTAAGGAATTTCCTACCTACTACGCTTAAGGTTTTATATGCAGCGTATGCTGTCAGTGCCTGAGTAGCTGTGTCACCAACGTCACCTAATCCACCCTGTACACCTTTTGGTAGTTTCTTGAAGAGGTTGTCAGCAGACTGTTTGAACTCATTAAAATACCCCGTTGCACGAACGGCAATTACACCGATATTGTCTACCATTGTTGCGAGGTTTTCGAAGATATAACCAGCACCGCGACCAAGCGTTTCAAGGCTACTGTTACTGTCGTTGAAGAAGCCAGTGAGAGACTGTAGGAGTGACTTGAAACCATCACTGTAGCCATTGAAGAACTTAACCTGACCATCCTGCACAGCGTTCTGATAACGCCCAATATTTGCTTGCATAGAGTTCATCGCTGCTGCTGTGACCTTAGCGTCATTAGCAAGCGTTTCCATTGCTTGAATCATCAGTTTGGCAAATTCTGCACCAGAGATAGACTTAGCGTATTTCTTTAGTTCGCCTACGTTCTTAGTCTTGGTGAGTTCTAATAATGGGCGAACGATAGCAGGTACACTGTTACTTACCTGAAGCCAATCTTGTCCCATTAGTGAGCTGGAACTCGCAATCTGGGGCATTACATAGTTTAGTCTCGCAATAGCCTCGTTGTTAGCTCCGGTCTGATGTCCAAAGATACTTTCAGTCTGCATAAGGCGCGGGATGTCTTCATCTTTGAACAGACTGGTTGGCAGTGTCTGTCTCAAGATTGCTGCTTGCTGTTGCGCTTGTGTCTTGTTGACACCGAATTTCTCAGCGTAGCTGTTTACCTGTTGAGTGATAGAAGGTGCGTTATCCTGGTAAGCAGCACCGAGCATGATCCCAGCTTGAGTACGCTCGTTCCCTTCAACAAGGGACTGTTTGAAATACTCAAGAGCAGCCTGTACAGAAAGGATACCTACAGCAAGTGCAGAGAACTTACCGATTAGCCCTTCCGTTTCACCTGTAAGACGAACGGTTGACGAAGCTGATGAGCGTTGACTGTTCAGGAACATGCGTTGTGCTTGAGCAGCTTCCCTCACCTCGCGTCTGAATGCTGTAGTGTCACCAGAAGAACGGTTACGAAGATAAGCGTCACGGATCTGTGAACGGAACTGATTAACCTGTTCTGTATGCCCACCACGCTGTAGACGTTCCATAGTGGAGCCGTAAAACTGAGCATGGACGTTATCAGCCATACGAGCGATACGGTTACGATACTGACGGTTTAGACGTTCTTCAGATGTCAAACGAGGTGCAGAGTTACCACCACCAGCGCCACCGATACGAGCACCACCATTAGCACCCATACGACGATTAGCACGGTCAATAGCCGTGGTTACACGTTCTGCTGAGCGTTCAGCGTTCTGCACCCACTGGCGAAAGTTACCGTTGTTACCTCGCACGTTAAACGCATCGGTAAGACTACGATTCATCTGCTTTGCAGCGATCTCTGTAGCTTTGACAATACGGTTCAGGTCTTTCTGCACGAATGCAGCGCCTTTGTTGCGCAAATTGAAAGCACCAGCAAGACGCTTTTCCATACGCTGAGCAGCTTCATTAACACGCTTTTCCACGCTTTGAAGCTGCTGTAAAAATTTAGGTGAGTTCAACAGTAGGTCAATACTGAAAGACTCAATAACTTGTTTATCACCAGCCATTGTGATGATCCTTGTAGGGTAAAACGGGGATTATTTGGTGTTCTGAATCTGCTCAAGTTTGAGGTGTTCAGCGTGCTTCTGAAGTGTGGTAAGGGATGACTTGAAACTGAGATAGCTATGCAGTTTGACGAGGTCAGGGAAAGTCATGTCATAGAGCGCTGTAAGCGATTCACGACAATCCTTGTTGCTGTAGATGTTAAGAATGAAGATATCGACCTGATCGATTTTGTCCTTCATCCTGTCAAATGCCTGAAGAGCAGGTTTGAAGACTTCAGGATCTGTAGCGTTTTTGCCCCAATTCAGCTTTAAGCTGGGGTCTTCATACCCAACATTTGCGATTCGAAAAAACTTCCGAAGTTTGCCTCCAGTGCAAACGCCAGCATGTCAACGAACATTCCATAGTTACCAGCAAAGAACTTATCAGCATTCAGAGGGAAATCTTCATAGTTTGACTGAGCAGACTGGACAACAGCTCCTTCTAATACGACAGAGGCGACATCGAAGAAGTCAATCTTGTCACTAACTGCCATGAGAGCAGATGCAATAGAGAATTGCTGCTCAGACTGGAACAGACCACCAGCTACAGCCATTAGTTTACTTGCAAGAGCGATCCCTTTTTTACCAGGCACAAGCTGGATTTTCAGCGTAACGGTATCGCCTGCTTTGTCTTTAAATTCTTTTGAAACGGAGTTGTTAAACATTACTTTGTACCTGTGTTGATAGAAGCGACTCTTGAGAATTGTGGGCTAACAGGGGCACCATTCTTTACTTGGGTTTGCTGTGCTTTGGACTCTGCATCCTTTTCAGCAATCTCAGCGTTTACCTTGTTAAGTTCTTTTGCAGCCGTGATCTTTGCTGTAATGGTTGGTGCATCGGTGATACCTAATTTTTCAAGAATTTTGATGTCACTGGTTACCACTGCGCGGAGAAACTGACGGGTCAGATCCAGATCATCAAGCTGACGAAGCTGTGTAAGAGTACCCTTGAATTTTGAGCCAGATCCTTTCGGACGGCCTTTAACATTGCCTGATTGACCTGGTTTGAACAGGTGATCACGGTTTGTCATTGTATGAAGCCTTATAACAGGGACAGAGCGCCACACAGACACCCTGTCAGGGGTGGATTAACATAGGGAGATATTCGTGAGTGAGTCGCGGATAATGCGGTTATCAGCGTTTCTGTATGAGTTGTCGAAGTCAGCAATCCTGTAGCTGATGAACTTACCTTCACGCTTTTTCGGGAGAGGGTTAGCTTTACGACGAGCCATGACTAAAAGTGTAAGAGGGTCATTGCTGTTTTCGAGGTCTTCTCTTGCCGCTCTGCGTTCTGCTTTACGTCGTTGTCTGGCTTCTTCGCGTGATTCTGTAAGTAACCTGTCTTCAGGCTGCTGACCATTGATAATCAGAATGAAGTCCTGAAGAGTAATTTCAGGGTCTTCTTCCTGAATCTTTTGCCATCTCTCACGAAAAGCGGGATCTTTGAAGAAATCTGTCATTGTCTATCACCTCAGATCTCTTTTGCTTCTTTGAACAGGTCAGCCATCGGTTTGATCTGCTTCTGGCGCTGGAGATAGTGCTTATGGAAGCGCTCGATCAGGGATTTGCAGTCATCATATGTAGCCTGCTTAGCTCGTACAGCTACCTCAAGGTCAGATTTAGCCGCTGCGAACATCTGAGATTTCACTTCATCCAGCGTGGTTACTTTGGGATCGATGTAGACCAGGGTAGTTAACGAGGTGATAGCGCTTGTTGGCTGTACGTGAATCTTGACCAGTTGTAACCCTTGTTCAGCATACATTGCTGTCTTCTCAGCAAGCACAGGAGCTGACTGTACAGTGTCCCTGATCACGCCAGGTAATACGGGAACCTGACCACCAGCAATCATCTGGTCAACTTTCTGCATGGATACATAATCAGCATTAGATTTAGCATCTTCCAGACGTTCACGAGAATTTGAAGCCTTTGTAGACAGGTCACGCAGGATGCGTACAGCACGTTGTTCTAAAGCTGTTTGTTGCTCGAATGGTGAGTCAGCAAGGTCAGCGGGATGAGGTAGTTTGAATTCAGTAGGAAGGTTGATCTCTTGATCAATTAAACGGTTTGTCATTGTCACAGTCTCATAGTGTGAAGATTCAAAGGACGGTCTGTCCGGTGATCTGGAAGATTTGCTTACGTGCTTCTTCGAGAAGATTTACAGCGTTCTGTCTGGCAAGATCACGTTTACCAATTCTTGCCAGTTCGAATTCATAGAGGGTTGTAAGAAGCGTTTCAGGATGCTGGACGCACTTCTGAATCACATCTGACGGGAAGTCCGTCATGTTGATGCTTAGAGGCTTGTTCATTTGGATGTTCCAGAGATAAAAAAATAGACATGCCCTGTAAAGGCGATGTCTTTTTTGATTGGAGAAAACATTCTTGAGAAGTGGACTGAGGGTACTCAATCCGACTCCCCACCTGAGACTTTGCGAATCAGGATTTTACTCTTCATCTTAGCTGAGACTGCGATGAAAGACTTGTTAAGGAAACTTCTCAAGAATGTTTGAAGATGCTTCAGAGAAAGACACTAACTCTCAAAACAGTGTCAGTCTCTACGGAGAAACTGAAAGTGACCAAACTTTCTCTGAAGTATCTTTTGGAGAGGCTTTTTAGGAAAGGGGGAGTAAGCACACACTCCCCACTTTGATCAGGTAACTACTCGTTGAAAAAATCATGACCACAAGAGATACCTTATAGTAATTTTTAGACATTGTCAACTGTTTTAACTGTAAAGTTTATGCTTTAATCTGAATATTATTTTTTGACTACTCTATATGTGACTTTAGACTTCATTTCCCCAGTGTCAACAAGCGGGGAGTTTGCGCCTTTACCTGTAATTGTAGAGGGTGCATTGTGTGGTAACAACGAAGTGTCACCGAAACCTTCACGTAGCTTTCCTTGAACATCGTGACCAAAATCTTTCAGGATTTGGTTAGCGGTGTTAGGCAAGTTGCGACTGATTGACGCCTTCACGTTGCTCACGATCTCGTTACGGTGTCGCATGGTTGTGAGTTCGAACAGACGACGATGCACAAGTCCGGTTTTTGTTCTCACACCGTGCACTTCCTGAATATACATCAGGTTTGTATAGGGCATTTTCGAGCCAGAGTGATTACCCTGATCCGCAAAGAAGCCAACACTGACAATCTTACTATCCAGTGACCTGACTGAACGTATCAACTTTTGTCTTGCTGGATGGATTGTGCGCTTCACCATTTTACTCAACCCCTTTGTAAGCCACGTACAGACCGAATAGAGCAGCACCAGCAAGGAAGATGTAAAGCAGGGTTGTTGATTCGTCCATTGTCAGACGTCCTTATTATTTAGATAGCTTGGATTCAAGCTGTTTGATCTGGTCACGCAGTGCTTCGGGTACTGCCTGATAGCTGAGATCTTCCACCAGTTGCCATACGCGATGATAGTTCTCACTTCGTGACATGCTGCGGGGATTGGATAGGATCATCTTCTCATTTACCTGATACACGTCAGCCTGAGTAAGCAGATTAACCAGGTCACCGAGAATCATTGCATCTTGAAAGCGCCCTTCCCTTATTGCCTTATCTTTCTGAGTGACAGCCTCTTCAACTGTCAACATTGTTGGTTTCTTGAACATTGCTTACACCTACATCTTTCTTGAAAATTACTCGCAGTGAACCAGTAGATGCCATGTTCAGAACTTGGATGTCAGCAGCGTCTGTAATCCCATAGCACTGAATCGCGTTGAGGAACTGCTTTAAATCCATTGCAACCATTGAGTCAGCCTTGATTGCTGATGGTGCGGTCATCGTTGGTTTACTGGTTTGTGATTTGATTGACATCATCGGGTATGTCTTCAGGAGGCGGTGACCGTGTCCAAGCTCGACAACGTTAGCAATGAAATCGTAATAAGCGGGGGTCTTCTTCTTACTGTCACTGACTAATCTGGTGATCAACGCATTCAGGCCAGCACATGAGTTAAGTTTGATTTCAGCCATTCATTACCCCTGTAGCTTACGCAGTTCATTGATGACAGCAGCATTCATAGCGGCCTGCTGTTCAGCTTTCGTCATGTTGCGTGTCTCTGCTGCAAGCTGTGCAGGTGATTTAGCCAGATCCTTACCAGCAATCTCAGCCATAGCCATTTTTACTTTGTTCGGGTCAGATGCCTGCACACGAAGGACACTATCACCGTGTAAGCGGTTAAATTGGAAATCAAAATAAGCCTGATCGAAGTCCAGACGAGGGAGACCAGCATCAGCACGAGCCATGTTAACAGCAGCATGGGTAGCTTTAGCAGCAGCAAGAGCCTGAGTACGTTTAGTCGCTTTTGCATCTGCCTTGTGAACCTGAACCTTTACAGGAAGTGGCTTACCAGTGGCTTCGATATGTGATTTGTTGGCCTGATCAAGTTGTTTACTCTGAGCCGCTTTAAACGCTCGGAGTTGTTCGAGTTCCTGACGCTGTGTTTTAGCCTGAGCCTTGACAGGTGCATGACCATATTTTGCCTGAAAATTCAGGTCTGATTGTGATTGTGACATTGGATTTTACCTGAGTATGAAGAAAGGACACTGTCTGGAGTGTCCTTTAGGGAATGGGGAGAGTAGAATGGATCTGCATCTTTATTAACTCTACACTACTATATAGAGTTTGTCCAGCTAAACTTTACAGTATTAACAGATAATGACTTCACAGAGCGTCTGTAAGCGGTTCTAAGCGTGTTTAACTGTAGTGTGGTGTAATCGGGTTGGTTCATACAGAAAACCTCTGAGAATCGCATACAGATATTTTTAGAGGGAGTCTGATGCTGTATCTGCCTTCTCACTTATCTTCTGTCTTAGTTTTCTGAAGATGAAATCACTCATCTGCTCAAGGTTGTATTTCTTGTCTGGAAAGTTGAGTACAGCCTGGTCACCGTGTACTACTAAGGAGGCTTGATCGTATGCTTCTGCTGCATCACGTTCTGTCCTGTACTCACCAATGAAGATATGATGTCCCTCAACCTTAATGGTCACACTAAAGGGTCTGGTCTTGTTTACCGGACGTTTGTTAACGCCAACTAAGCCGCGCTTGATGGTTGGTTGTTTAGAGCGGATCGGGGGTGTGAAGAATGCCATTTTATTTTTTCTCATAGTGAAGGGGCAACTGTACAGATTGCTGTCATGTTGTTTGGTAGAAATATCTGTGACTCTTTTTTTTTAAATTTGGACAGACGGCTGTTCAGATTGCTGGTCAGTGAAATGGTAAAAATATCTGTGTCAGGGGCTGATCAGGTTTCTTGAAACCTATGTACACCTGCCAGCACCCACCATCTACAGGAACTGTCTAAGCTACAAAATTTTCAAATATCTGATAAATAACAACTTTTAAGACTCCTTCCCATCATCTGCTCATTCCCTTGCTTATCTATCTCATTGAATCTACTAACATACGGTTCAGATAACTCACCATAATATGCAAAGTGTGCTGAGTGTAGAGTATCTGTGCATTTATCTCTTGATGATCTACTGAGTAAATGTTAACACCACTCGTAGAGATTAGCTAACACATCTTAACCACACTGTCAAAGAAATTATTTTTAGAGTGTCTACAAACTGGCAGTCTCAAATGATGACTTAATGAGACTTATTGTTTGCACTTTAGATGTGCATTGTGTATAGTTAACCCATCAACCAACGAGACAAAACTCAGGAAAACAAACATGAAACACCTCTATGCACGTATCTCTACAGATGACAAATGCCAAGACATCTCAACACAGCTTCATTTGATTACTTCACAGCATGAGATTGATTTGCAATGGACTGATGAGGGTGTACGTGGTAAATCAAACCCTCTTGAGCGTTCTGGCTTCAGTTCTATGTTCAGTGTTCTGATGCCTTGTGATGTCGTGTATGTGATGGAAATAAGCCGTATTTCACGTGATACGATTACAACGCTAAACCTGTATCAGCAGCTTGGTAAAATGGGCGTTAAGGTTGTGTCACTGGCTGATGGTGAGTTTGATCTGAGCAATCCTGATGATATCTTTCGTCTGACTTTACTTGCAGGTCTTAACCAGCGTGAATCTGGTGTTATGGGTCGTCGTATCAGTATTGGTATGCAGCGTGCTAAGGCTCACGGAGTCGTATTAGGACGTAAGACAACGGGTGATAAGCCTCTTGCTGAAAAGATGCTGTCAGAGGGCTGTACAGTGGCTGATATCGTGTCTAAGACAGGTGTTTCCCGAGCTACCGTGTTCAGAATGAAGAAAGACACTGTCAAGGCTGCTGCTTAACATGTTTTGTACAAATAATGAACAATTTACAAGCATTGTATAGGGTACTTCTTAATCATTGAGCAGAGTTATTAGCAGTACACTTTATGTACAATTTTTTAGCATTGTATGTAGAGGCTAACACACTCTCTTTAGGGAATGTCAATAGACTTCATAACAACATGAGAAAATTTCACTTTACAAACTCTTGACAACGTGTCAAAGTGTACGAAGTGGGTTTCTTAATCTGGTCTAATTCTTATCTAAACACATATCTTAAAAGTAATGTAAACATAGTGGTCACATGTTAGCTTTCCCTTACGGGATATAAGCTATGCTCACGCATTACATCCATCCTTCACCTTCTGTACAGATTGTTGTCCACTCAATCTATAGCCAGTCCTATACAGCCCCCTTAGCCTATTCTCTTCAGAATCCTCTTCAGATACCTTTCAGACGCTTTCCAGCACTCTTAGCATCAATCTACCCTTCCTATGTACAGTAATCCTATCAGAATGCCATTCAGGAGCCTTTACCGTGGTTCTTATGCGTAAGCTAAGGCTTATAGCCCGACAAGGGATAGCCTTCATTGTGATAGATACTCTACACATACCATTCCACACGTTTTTTCCAAAATCTGTACACAAACTAACTATTTACTTCATATACACGGTAAAGCACCTGCTCAGATCTCTGTACAGCAGTTTTTATAATGGCCTTCAGGATTTAGGTAAGGGTCAACTGTACCCGTCTTTTAAAGATGGGTGCTTTTCAGTCTTTTTTAAGGGTAATTTTGCAGAGTTCTGAGCAGATTCTGAGGGGCAGTCTTTTTGGTTTTTTCCAAAGGATATGTGTGAGTGGGTAGCAGACAGGTAACCTTTAAGACGCCTACTCACCCTATCACACCTTAATCTTTTAAATTAAATCAATAAGTTAACTAACTAAAGCTCATTTGTGACCCTATACAGAGATCTTAGAAGTCACTTTTAACTATATAAATGAACAGTGCTGATAGGCAGCGTACTACTCAACTGATACAGCCTTACTCTAAGTCTGATAGGCATATATACAATTCCACTTTTTTGATTAAAAAGTGAACTATAAAAGACAAGCCACCCACCTCTATAAAGTGTACATAAATGTCTATATATAACACTAATTGCCAAAGGATAAGTATTGACATTAAGTCTAAAAACGGCCATAATATCTTATCAAGACGAAAGTCTTAATCTTCAATTGTCTCAGGCTACCTACCTGATTCAAGCTCTCGAACAGCATGAAGAACATCACATCAAAGTTTACTGTAAGCGGTAAACTGACATTCATTGCAATCCTTATAGGCGATACTTGTAGCGGTACAGGTGTTCTGACTCTCAGTAGTCAGGTGCTCAGATTTCTCGTTCGAGTAGATTTCTGAGTATGCCAATTCTTTTAAGGGTTCAGTGAGGGTCAGTTTACCGCTTTTTTTATGTCTGGAATCATTCAGCCTTAACTAACATCAATTCAACTATTAACTACCACCTCTAATTTCTGCACTAACTACAGCTACTCCAGACCTTATTACTCTCAACATGTATAAGGTTCAATCAATGTCAAAGATCACACCACGCCCTACTATGTTCCTGTCCCTTGATCACTTCCCAAAAGCAGAGAACCACCTGACCATTCAGGCCAAAATCACCCCTGAAGAGATCACCACTATCAACAGCAGCCGTCTCAAGTATGACCTGCTAATGAACAGTGATGAAAACTGCTACGTCTCAGCCAAAGCCTTACATGAAGCACTTGGTAAACCTCACGGTGAATTCAAGGACTGGACACGAAGAGTTATCAAACCTTTCATCGTGGAAGAAGAATCAAGTTATCTGGAAGTGTTCACTGAATCTGGACGCCAGAAGATGATCTCGTTTAAAGATCTCCAAGTGGCAGATTTGCCACATGAGAAAAAGAAGCGTGAAAACGTTGGTAAACAGCGTGATGTCTTCCTTCGTATCGAAGATGCTCAGGATCTGTCAATGCTGACACGTACAACAGAAGGGGCAGAGGTCAGAAAATACTTCAGGACTGTCAACCGCGTATTTGAGAAGTGCATGTCACATAAGGGCATGAGAGAGACGCTTGAAAGCATGTCAAAAGCTGTTGCGCAGGCCGCTGGTAAAGCAGCCCTTCTCACTGGTGGCAAGTTTGATGTGATTGCAGCAGGTATCGCTAAGAAGCGTTTTAACCGCCTGGTCAAAGAGATTGCTGGCTCTCGTAATGCTTCTGACGCTGACCTGAAAGAAATCAGCCATATAGAAGAAATCGTAGCGAACCTGATCCTGAAAGGTCACAACGATAACGCTATCCTCGAACTGATGACCCCACCACAAGCTGCTTAACCCGCCTTCCCACCACACAATAAAAACTATCAGCAGGGATATCTACGGGTTCCCTGCGAGGAATGCTTATGAATGTTGAACGATCTCGAACTCAAAGAACTGCTTCGTTATTCACGCTATGTGACGCTGAACCAATCTGAACCATCACCTGACAGACTTGCAGCAGAACAGCTTACACAGGCTGAGCAGAACACCATTCACGGCCTGCCTGAAGAATACAAGCCACCCACCTATCAAGATGCTTTAGAGGCCGCGACAAGCGTTCTGACAGACGTAGCACCTCATAAGGCAACACCTGCAATGAGCAGAGGTAAAACGATGATTAATATCCTGTATGACACTTTTAACACGCATGGTTCTCTTCAGGAAATGCCAGCAGCAGAACAAGACTTCTTTATTGGTATGTGTAGAAGCCCATTAACTGACGGCGACACAGCAAGATTCAGCGCAGAACAAATCTTCATGATTCTTAAGTCTAAGAAAACCCTTAATCCTGAAGACCTGATGAACTGGCTGAATATCAAGCGCAGGATCAGAGGCTACCGCGACTGTGATATTTCTACAGCACGTAAGATTGTGAAGAAAAGCGTCAACATCATGCAAGCCTGGGAACTACGGGGTCTGCTCAGATGCCATGCTGAACCTGCTGACCTTTCATATGATCCATATACAGAGATCGCTTAACTCACATAAACTGTACACATTAACAGTAAAAATTCTTGACAACAGACCGCAAAAAATGTAACATTACTCTTAAGTTGTTAAACTCTTCACCTCTTCTTCTTGACCCTACTCTTCAGACATCTCACAGCAGAAACCTTAACATATATCTTTGCAAAGACCCTTACCGTTTCTCTGTGATTTGTCGCCTTATCTGAGACAAACATAATGACTGACAACTTTTTCACAGCGTATGACACTGAGTACGATCTGACGGATGTAAACGACTGCGTACTTTTCATGCAGACCCTTGAGACTTTCGGGAAAATCTGGACATGGCAGCTATATGATCTGCTGTGTGAAGTAGATCATATCGAAGGTAACGAGCAAGGTTACAACGATTTCTTAGACCATATTTCTAAGAAATTCGGTAACGTTATCGACAGGGAAAACGAGATCTGTCTTGATGACTGTGCTGCTAAGACAATCCTGTCGCAATACAGCAGCGCGATTGACAGGCACTTCCGCTCCAACGGTAAACATCCGTTTATTTCAGTAGCCTCTCAAGTTGCGCCTGATATGCTCGAAGAGGTAGAACGTATTGTTTTCGAGGGTTTCGGTACAGCGTCTGAAGACAACTATGTACCAGTGCAGCAGGTTAAGGTTCTTCAGAAAGAACCACACTTTGTGACCAGAGTGATTGAGCCTGTACGTGATGCTAAAACGAGGCTTACACGGATTGGTAACATTGGTAATTTCAGCGTTCAGGTGTACACCGTGAACATTAAAGGACGCATCACCGCTAACTTTGGCCTTCAGCACCCTGACCCAGATGCAGTGATTACTGATGATATACAGTCAATTGCTCAGAACCTCTTTGACGGGTTTATGTCTCGTCAAGAGGCTGCTTAATGACACAGGATGCTATCGGTATCTTTCTCATCGCATTAACCTACGCTTCAATCATTGCCCATTCCAATCAACCATAAGCCCCTTCCCGCCTTCTTAATACATCCCCTTAACACTATTCGGCCACCGTCTCAAAAGCTGAGATTGATGGCCTTTCTGTTATATGCCACTACACGCAGAGAAATCTAATGAAATACAATCGCTTAATACCTGAACTGTCTGACCTGCTTGAATATAACCCTGCAAATGGTCATCTGATCTGGAACCCCCCAACAAAGGGTAGAAGGGTTAAAGGTAACGTTGCGGGATACGTTGGTAGTGATGGCAACCGCCTTATTGGTTACAAAGGCGTTCATGTACCATACGGCAAGGTTTGCATTTACAAAGCCACAGGCAAGATCCCAGACCATGTGATTCATATTGACGGTGATAACACCAATTTCAAACTAAATAACATCGCATCAGTGCCATTCGCTATAAGTCACCTACTCCGCAAACCCGTCAGAAAAGCCCCAATGCCAAAAGGTATCGTCTTTCATAAGTCTACAGGTCGATACACTGCAAGAATACAGCGTAAAGACCGAACGATTCATGTAGGAACCTTTGACACCTTAGAGTCAGCAGTAAATGCAAGAGAAAAAGTCTTGATGCGCCTGATCAGCACTTTATGATCAACTGTACAGTTGATCAGATGAATGCGCCAGGATAGTCTATTCTTTGCACACTTCCAAGGAACTCTGAGACGTGGCAAGGAAACCTAAATACCCCATTGAATATGATACAGATGAAGAGATTACCAGATCAGTTAAGAGAGGAATAACTATAGACATCATAGTCTTTAGTTTGCTTGCGCTGCTGCTGTACTGGTTGCTCTGAAAAGGAGTCCGTTCTATGGAAAATCAAGAGAATGAACAGAGTAACCCGCATTTCTGGATCGATATGGTCTTTGACTTCTGTGTCGTGGGGATCTCTTTCGCACTTTTATACTTTTTGACATGAGGTTATGCTGGTGAAAAATTCTTCTTCTTTACGTAATACACTGTTGGTATCTGCTTTCGTTGCAGCTACGACAATAATTTTCGCTGACCCTGTTCGTGCTGATGACGGCTATGTTGACGCACAGCCTAACTTTGAGAGAGTTACATGCAACAAGATGGTTAATGGTGCAGGTAATCGATCTATCCCTCTACCGCCTTCAATTACTGCAAAGCGTGTGAATGGTGGCAACATGGCTGACGTTAGCTATCAGGGGCAGACGATCCGAGTGATAAACTTTCAAACTTATCCGGGTCTGGAAGAGATGGTAAGGGCCGTAGCGTTTGATGACTCCTATATGTATCAGTTCTATTCGAACCGTACAGGTGACTCTGACGCTTCTGTTCACATGGTTGTGACTGGAAGATCTGGATCACCTTTGTTGATGGACTTCTTCGGCTATGGCTGTAAGTTCAGGTAAGTTGAGGTGTAAGTCATGCTCAAGATGATTATTTTAAGTGTATTGATTTCATTCAGCTTCAATAGTCTTGCTGGTACAACTTGCAGGACTGATAGTTTTGGTACAGTCAGATGTCACGGTAAGACATCCGAGGGGCAGCCGATAAATACTGTAACACGCACTGACAGCTTCGGTACTGAACGAACTAAAGGCAGGATTGGTGACAAGCCAATCAAACAGACCTGCAAAACGAACAGTTTCGGATCAACATACTGTCACTGATAATATGAAATTTTCTATAAAGGCTGATCTCGGAAGAGATTGGCCTTTGGTGTATGTGTTATGTGGTGACGGTGATTTCGGTAGTGTAGACTCTTTCCTATGCATTGACACAGAGGATCTACTACGGATGAATTACTTCTACTATCAGCCTGACGCTGATATGACTCTTGATGAGTTTATTGATGTGCTGGATAAAGATGGTGCACAACACCTTATTGGTGAAGCTGTGCAGGGTGCTGTGATGTTTGATATCAAGCGTGATAAGAAAGACATTAAGAATGCATGTTTTCAGCTTGAAAGTGGTTATTACGAATTCGATGCTAAGGGCGCTGTATCTGAACCGAGCAAGAGACCTGATTGGGCTAAGACGCCTGAACAACTAACACAGATGAGTCTGGTGAGCCAGTACGGACTTGAACAACTCAGTTTCATGGAAGGGATTAAGAAACTGTCAGAGCAGCCTGTAGACACAGTACAAGCGATTTTAAAGGGGCTTCTGCCGAACCTTCAGCTCAGAGAGTCTTCTCAGGAAGGTTCACAGGCTGATGCAAGCAAAGCAGATAAAAAGCCTCGTATCCAGAATCTGACTGCTGAGCAGTTCAAAGACTTCTTTAATTTGATGTCTTCAGCGGTTAAGAAGAAGAAACTTCCCAGCATGGGATACTTCGTAGATAACGGTGTTATAGATCCTGATCTTAAGCGAGGTTTCCGCACCTACTATAAAATCGTAGCTGGTCAGAACATGAAGCCAGATAAGTTTACTCCCGGTGATGCTTACTTTGCTGAGATCAGTAAACGCTTGGACGCTATCAAAAGTGAAGGTGTGGACAGGTCATACAATGCGATCTCTTCGAACATCAGCAAACTCGATGCAGATTTACCGATCTCTGAACTGACCTACAAGTTCAACGATTGGGACAGCAACTAA